GGTTCCACCGGCTCTGACGTGGTCAGCCTACGAAGCGACCGAAACCTGGGCTAACGCTCAACAGCCAGGCGTGGGCGAGATCGACGATGGCGAATATGAAATGATCAGCCGATCAGCCGATCCCGTCAACACTTACGCAATCGTCTCGGATATAGCCAATTCAGGCATCGGTTATCTTTATGAGGATGCGTCAGGTCGTATCTCTTACGGAGACGCCAGCCACCGTCAGGACTATCTCATCGCCAATGGTTACGTCAACCTGGATGCCAATCACGCGCTCGCTGACGGTATCCGGTCAACGACGCGCCAGGGCGATCTCGTCAATGATCTCGTCATCAACTACAAAAACAATTTTGGAACGTCTTATACATTCGTCAACCAAGATTCCATCGACACTTATGGGCTTTATGCCAAAACCATCAACTCACTCATCGATGACGATCCTGACGCCGAAGCGGTGGCTGAGCGTTTCGTCAACTTCCGATCCATTCCACGACCGAAGTTCGATTCGATTACCTACGCTTTGCAGAATCCCGAGCTGAGCGATTCAAACCGCGATGACTTGCTGAACGTGTTTATGGGAATGCCGGTCGCAATCGCTAACCTGCCAGCCAATATCAACTCAGGCTCGTTCGTGGGTTACGTTGAAGGCTGGACATTCCGCTCGACTCTTTCCGGGCTTTCCATCAGCCTTACCCTGAGCCCGACCGAATTTTGGACAGTTGCCCAGGATTGGGATCAGGTGGACGCTTTGCTCGAATGGGCAGACGTAGATGCTACACTTACATGGCAGAACGCGACAGGAGTTATCACCTAATGCCTACAACAACCAACTTCGGCTGGACAACTCCTGCCGATACCGATCTCGTCAAAGACGGCGCGCTCGCAATTAGAACGCTTGGCAACGGAATCGACACTTCAATGGTCGATCTCAAAGGCGGCACAACCGGGCAGATTTTGAGCAAGACCACCAATGCGGATATGGATTTTACCTGGATCAATAATGACCAGGGAGACATTACTGAAGTCGCAGCCGGAACCGGTATCTCTGGTGGCGGCACAACCGGTTCCGTCACAATAACTAACTCAATGGCAACCGCGATTGATGCCAAAGGCGATTTGATTGTCGGAACCGGCGCAGATACTTTTGATCGATTAGCAGTAGGCGGCACAAACGGACACGTTTTGACCGTTGATTCTGCGACCAGCACAGGCTTGAAGTGGGCAGCATCTTCGGCTGGTGGTTTTACTTTGATCAATACCGGTGGAACAACTTTGACCGGTTCTAGCACCGCCGTAAGTAGCATTCCCGCAACTTACAAGCATCTATTCGTGTTGATCAATCGACCTTTGCCAGCAAGCGACACAGATATAAGATTTAGATTACAAGCAGACACAAATGCGAGATACGCTTATTCAGGCGCAAGCGGAACAGTTACATTTACCGAAACCGGTATCACTTTTGGCGGTGATACGGATAACACGGCTAACACCGGTCAAGCTGCGATCTGGATTTATGATTATGCGAACACCACTACGTGGAAATCTGGACAAGCTATTGGCTTCACTCCAAACAGAACAACCAGCACCAGCTTGCAAATCACTAATAACTTCTGGGCTTACAATCAAACCGGCGCAATCGATCAAATCAATTTCTTCCCTGGAACAGGAAACTGGACTTCGGGAACCGTTTATGTTTATGGGGTGTCCTGATGCAAATCAACGTCTATGATTGCCAAACGCAGACCGAAGAATTGCGCGATGCAACGCCAGAGGAAATTGCTGCGCGAGAAGCCGACGCGGTTGCTGACGCAGAACGAAAGCAAGCAATTGCCGACAATCTAGCTAGGCGCGCTGAGATCCTGGAGCGTCTCGGATTGACGGAAGATGAAGCAAAACTCCTCCTCGGCTAAGCCCTGGCTATGCCATGCAGGAAGGCAAATGCGTGAGCAAATCGACGATAGTTTTCCTGAGCGCGACCGTCGTAGTGACGGCTGGGTTGCTGATTCTCGCCATGATTCGAAGTCTGATCACGCTCCTCGAAAAAACGGAGTCGTTCGAGCTATAGACATAGACGCAAACCTGGATGATACGAATACCTCGCTGTATCTCGCGGATCAGATCCGGCGTCATGCTCGCAAAGATAAGCGCATCAAATACGTTATCCACGCTGGTAAAATTGCTTCGGGAATCGGGTTATGGAAATGGCGTCCGTATAAGGGTGTGAACCCTCACCACTCCCATATCCATGTCTCATTTAGCAAGAAAGGCGACCGAGATGCGTCGTTTTTCGACATTCCGTTGATTGGATAACCGTGAGCGATTACATGAAGCATCCGATTTTCCTCGCCGCAGGTGCGTTCCTTGCAGCCTGGGCAGCGACCAACTTTGACCTCGACTATCGAGCCATCCTTTGGGCGGTCGTTTCCGGTGTCTTTGGATACGCGAAGCCATATAAGAAGTGAGCCCGGAGGAATGGGTCGCACTCATAGCTGGTCTGATTGCGATCCTGAGTGCGTTCGTAGCTGCATTGAGATGGACGGTTCGACAATTCGTCCTGGAAATCGGCTCTCAACTATTCACACGGATGGATCGCATCGAAGCTGAGATCGGCGTGTTGACCGATAGGCAGTCAGACATTTATGCGACCATTATGACCGAAAGGGGTTCGCATGGCTCAAAGAAAGACAAAGGCGCAAAAGCTCGCAAGCCTGCGCGCAAAAGAGCGAGCCGCTAAGCGAACCAAGCCAATCACCGCCCTCGATCTTTGGGCGATCCGCATTCACGAAGCCACCGAGTCAATGAAACGCGCTGGCTGGGAAGATGCGTTGATCACTTCCTACGTTTTGGAGCAATCATTACCCGATTGGGTGATTGCCGCTCCCGAGCGTCCGGTCGAGGACGATGACGACGAGGAAGAAGAAGATTATTAGGCGAACCGTTGTAATCAGCGATCTCCAAGTTCCCTACCATGACCAAAAAGCCGTCCGAAACGTTGCAGCCTTTATCAAGCGATGGAAACCCGACCGAGTTGCCACCGTCGGCGATGAAATTGATCTCCCTCAGCTCTCCCGATGGGAACGTGGCTTGGCAGGGGAGTTCGCTGGCACACTCGATCGCGACCGCCGGATTACTCAGGAGATACTTTTCGATTTACGAGTAACCGATATGGTGCGCTCGAATCATACCGACCGGCTTTATAACTCCATCAAGACCAGGCTTCCGGCTCTCGCTGCCTTGCCCGAACTACAGTTCGAGAATTGGCTTGGCTTGCCTGATCTCGGTATCAAGTTCCACCGCGACCCGATGCCTATCGCTAAGGGTTGGATTGTCTTACATGGTGATGAAGGTCAGGTATCCCAAAAGGGCGGTCAAACGGCTCTAGGATTGGCTCTAAGGCATGGAAAATCGGTGGTCTGCGGTCATACCCACAGGGCAGGGCTTTCGGGGCTCACAATGGCTTCTGGAGGCGTTTTAGGGGGTATTCTGTGGGGCTTCGAGGTCGGAAACCTGATGGATTTTAGGCAGGCTAAGTATCTCAAAGGTGGAGCCGGTAATTGGCAACAAGGCTTCGGGCTAATTTACGAGTCCAGGGGCAAGGTCACGCCGGTATTCGTGCCGGTCGAAAAGGACGGCTCATTCATGGTCGAAGGTAAGGTCTATGGTTGATTGGATTGTGCCGATCACCCGAACCATCGACGACCATATAGACGACTTCGATGACGCTACGGATTTCGTTATGAAATCGTTATCAACGACACGCCGATAACCGGTTGCCGATTGGCTGGATAGGCGTAGATTTCCTCATGTCGGAAAGCCCGACACAGAGAGGAAAACATGACCGGATCAAGCCTAGTTCGAATCGCTCCAGGTTTTTACGTCTCAATGGATAACAAGTATTCGATTCAGTATTTTTCTTCATTTCGCAATAGTGGTCGAGGCTGGGTTATCTCAGTCGCTGGAGCTAACGGATACCGTTCCGCAGTTGATCACGCACCGTCCTTCGATGAGGCGCAAGCACGTTATTTCGAGCTGGTGGCGGCATGACCGCTATCAGCTTCGACCCAATAGCCATCTATTACATCATCGCACTAATCGCCATCCCGGTCTTGGGATTGCTTTACACAGCACTCACGGAAAACTTTTATTGGAAAGGATTCAGGGATGGAAAGCGACTCGCCGAAAACAATCGCAGCGCACGAAGTTCTCAAAGAAGCTAATGCAATCCGAGCTGATCGAGGGTCGATCTACGGTCACCCTTACATCAACCATTTACGAATCTCGAAGCTTTGGTCGGCTTATATGGATTTTCCGATTACGCCTGACCAGGTCGCGGTATGTATGGCATTACTCAAAGTCTCTCGACTTGCTGAAACGCCAGGTTATCGAGGACGTGACGGATATGTGGATGGTGTCGCCTATCTCGCACTTGCTGCCGAACTATCAACCACCGACCCAACCGAGTTCGATGCCTATTAGAGCCAATCACGACCGAAACATTTGGTGCGACATTTGCAAAATACGCTTCGGGAAGGTCGGTGCGGAGTGGCACACTCGGGCGATGACTCCAGCACGCTGGATCGTCGTAAGTGAAACGAAGGAGCGACGTGGCAGATCAAAGGCATATTGCCAGCCATGCGCTAATGATGTTCAGCTTGACGGAGACGGCAAGGTGTGGACATTTCGCGAGCAATTGGATTATGCGTTAGGAAGGGAACAGCTCAATGGGGTGGAATCTCAATGATTACGAACCGGTGGAAGATCGTCTGGCTAAGTTCTGGAATGACTTTCCGGCTGGCAGGATTGAAACTGAATTGGTATCGCACGAAAATAACCGTTTTATTGTTTTTACTCGATTATATCGGGACGCAGTTGATACGCTGCCATTCGCAACTGGACTCGCTGAGGAAATTGTTTCTGAACGCGGGGTCAATTCGACTTCCGCGCTTGAAAACGCAGAAACGTCATCGATAGGTCGCAGCCTTGCCTGCGCCGGGTATGCGCCAAAGGGAAAGCGACCGAGCCGAGAGGAAATGCAAAAGGTAGTCCGGGGCGACTCACCAATCGTCAAGCATCCTTTCAAGCCAAACGAACAAGTCAAAGAGGTTCCCAACGAACCGGAAACGGTGGTATGGGATGACGTCGAGACGAAAGCTTTTGCCGACACCGGCACGTTTATCGCTGATCTCCAGGCGCAGTTAGGCGCATCAATCGAAGGCTTCAAATGCGCTCATGGCGACATGATCCGCAAAGAAGGCGTGTCGAAGGCTGGCGGTAAGCCTTACTGCGGATATGTCTGCGGATCACCGCGCAAGGCTGATCAATGCGAGCCTAAGTGGGGCAAGATGGTCGGCGGTAAATGGGTATTCGAAGGCAAGGCTGTCGATGCCTGAGTTTTGGGATGAGCAACTAGTCGGCCTTGCATCGACCAGGTTGAATCAACGGCCGGTCAGTTGCGATTGGTGCAAAGCCAATCTGCCAGCTTTCAACGCGGTCAAAGTCATGTGCTCGGAAGAAGATCCATCGGATTACTTTTGGGCATGTGAAGCGTGCTGGGAAGAAAAGCGGTTCGGATGAGTAGGAGACAGCGTGGCAGGGATTCTGAAAAATGCGTGGCTGATTACCTCGTTAGGCAGGGTTTCCACACCGCTCACGTTACGTCTATGGCGGCTAGTGGCTCTGATGTGCTGGGCATTCCTCACCTGGATATTGAAGTCAAAGCTAGAGCCGGACTACCAATTAGCGAGACTATGGCTCAGCTCAAAAGAAGGCGCAAAACGACCGGACTAGGCGTTGGTGTGCTTCGCATGAACGGACAAGGCGAGAAAGTGGTCGGAGATTGGGTTGCGATCTTGACCTTCGATGACTTGATCTATTTATTGAAGGCGGCTGGCTATGGAAGATCGTGATCTCAAATGCTGCGCCTGGTGCGCTGACGTGAAATGGGATGATGATTTGACGATTATCAAAGGCGACTTGGCTTGCGATCGATGCCTAGCCAAAATTGAGTCAGGCTTGATGGTAATCGTATGAGCCCAGCTGATAAGCGCGTCACGCGTTGCCTTATGTGCGGAAAATGGGTTTATATGAGAGAGCTTTGCGAGGATTGCTACCCAAAAGACCTTGTGGCGTAAATCACTATCCATATAATGAGATTATCGTGAAAGGTGCGTGCAGGATGCTTGACTTACGCGATACGCTTAGCGTGCCAGCCCGCGGGGTCGGAGCCCGAGCGGGGGCACTAGCGATCGGGCGACCTCTATTCATAATCCTTTTGGGATTATTTATTAGCCTTTCAAGTAGCGTGCAAAAGAGTTATGGTTGGAAAAACCATTCCATGAATTTGAAATTATATGCTCATAATCAGATCAAGGATTGGTCTGAGTTCGAGTGTTATGTGGAGCTTATCCATAGGGAAAGCACTTGGAACTACAAGGCTCGAAACGGTAGTCACTACGGACTAGGTCAAATGCGATCTACTTGGTATAGGGATCTCACACCTCGTAAGCAAATAAAAGCTCACTTAGACTATATCGACCATCGATACGAAGGCTCAGCGTGTAAGGCACTTAGGCACTTGATTCGCAAGGGCTGGCATTAGTGGCAAGTCATCTCAAAGGCAACGGATCGACGAGTCAATGGCGAAGGCTTCGTCAGCAGATACTTAGGCGAGATGATCACATTTGCTTTTACTGCGGTGGAGAAGCGACGACCGTTGATCACATAGTTCCCAGGTCAAAGCTCATCGATCAGAACGCAGATACGCCGGACAATCTCGTTGCTGCGTGTGCGAGATGCAATTATTCGAAGGGGGGTAGGTTTTTTGATAAGCCACCGACACCATCGACCCCCCTGGGCTCTTTTACCTCTCAAACGGCTACGATCGTCCACTACGGCGAGGAATCGGGCTCGCAAAACCTAGATGGGGAAGTTTCGTGAGCGATCCGGACTTATCGACAATAAGGGGTGTTACAGAACCGCGTATTCACTCCAAAACCCTGGATTTACCCTCACGCGGACAAGAAATGATCGACTTTTGCCGCGAAATCGGGCTACCGCTCCTTCCCTGGCAAGAATATGTGGCTACAGAGTCGCTGAGAGTCAAAGAAAACGGTCGATGGGCATACCCACTAGCCGGGTTGCTGGTGGCTCGCCAATCCGGAAAGGGCACATTTATGATTGCCAGGATTCTCGCTGGTGCGATGCTCTTTGGCGATGACCTGCAAATAGGAACAGCTCACACCATCTCAACCGCCCGAGAATCTTTCAAGCGACTCGTCGATATAGTCGAAAGCTCCAAGCTTGCCGGTGAAGTGAAGAAAATCCGGTGGGCGAATGGCGAACAGGAAATCCAATTCCTCAACGGAGCCCGTTATATCTATCGAGCGAGCAATAACGCGACTCGCGGTATCTCAAAACCCGAAGCCATCCAT